TATAATATAAGTTATATATTAAACGTATTTACAGCAACTGCTGAAAATGGATTACAAATAGTAGAACAAATATTACCATATTTTCAACCAGACTACACTGTTACATTAAATTTATTGCCTGAATTAGATATTAAAAGAGATGTACCTATAGTTTTAAATAGTGTTGCTTATGAAGATAGTTATACTGGAAATTTTGACCAAAGAAGAGCCGTAATATATACTTTAAATTTTACTGCAAAAACTTATCTATTCGGTCCTGCTTCTACACAAAAAGTTATTCTTAAAACACAATCAGATGTGTATGGTACTACAACACCAACAACTACTACAATAGACGAAAGAATTACAATAGTGCCTCAACCAACAGATGCAAAAGCTACTGATGATTTTGGTTTTACAACAACTATAGAAGGCCCTATCGATAAGTAATATGTAATAAATAGTATTATGACTAAACTTGATGATAAAGTAAATGAGATTTTAGGTATTCAACCTAACGAACCGCCCACATTAGAATCTATAATTAAAATAGATAATCCTCCTGTGCCTAGAGTGGAGGATAAGAATAAACCCGATATAGATAATGATTATGATTATAGTAGAGAGAGTTATTATAATTTAATAGAAAAAGGTCAACAAGCAATTGAAGGCATTTTAGAAATTGCAAAAGAAGGACAACACCCAAGAGCTTACGAGGTTGTAGGTCAATTAATAACAAATGTGGCTCAAACGGTTGACAAGTTACAGGACCTGCAAAAAAAATTAAAAGATTTAAAAGCTGCTACAAAATCAGCATCACCTCAAATTAAAAATGCACTGTTTGTAGGTTCTACGGCTGAATTACAAAAGATGTTAAAGACAAAAATAGAACCTGAAAGTAAATAATGGCAGACGTTTATCTCGGTAATCCAAACCTAAAAAAAATCAATGTACCTGTAGAGTTTACACAAGAACAGATACAGGAGTTTGATAGTTGTTCTAAAGACCCTTTATATTTTATTAAAAACTATGTAAAGATTGTTTCTTTAGATGAGGGGTTGATACCATTTAAAATGTATGACTTTCAAAAAGATATTATTGGAACAATGCACAATAATCGATTTACTATATGTAAATTGCCTAGACAGTCTGGTAAATCAACAATTATTGTAGCCTATCTTTTACATTACGCTTTATTTAATCCAAATTCTAACGTTGCTATACTTGCAAACAAATCATCAACTGCAAGAGATATACTAGGTAGATTACAATTAGCTTATGAGAATATACCAAAATTTTTACAACAAGGTGTATTAAACTGGAATAAAGGTAGTATTGAATTAGAGAATGGTAGTAAGATTGTTGCTGCTGCCACATCTTCAAGTGCTGTTCGAGGAGGTTCTTATAACATTATATTCTTAGACGAGTTTGCTTTCGTACCAGCAACTATTGCCGAACAATTTTTTAGTTCAGTGTTTCCTACAATATCATCTGGTAAAAATACTAAAATGATTATTGTTTCCACTCCACATGGAATGAACATGTACTATAAGTTATGGACTGATGCTGTTAATAAACAAAACGATTATGTTCCTATAGAAGTGCATTGGTCAGAAGTTCCTGGTAGAGATCAGAAATGGAAAGAGAATACAATAAGAAATACAAGTCAAGAACAATTTAATCAAGAGTTTGAGTGTGAATTTTTAGGTTCTATTGATACTCTTATATCATCTACTAAAATAAAAGTTATACCTTATGCACCACCTTTACAATCACAAGGTGGGTTAGATGTATTTGAAAAACCTGATAAAAATAAAATGTATGTATGTACTGTTGATGTAGCCAGAGGTATGGGAAAAGATTTTTCTGCATTTATAATATTTGATGTTACACAGATGCCATATAGAGTTGTGGCAAAGTATCGTAATAATGAAATTAAACCTATGGTGTTTCCAAACGTTGTACAACAAGCATGTAAGGGTTATAACAACGCCCACATTTTGGTTGAGGTTAATGATTTAGGTGGTCAAATATCAGACGCATTACAGTATGATTTAGAATATGATAATTTGTTAATGACAACTCAAAGAGGTAGAGCTGGTCAAGTATTGGGTTCTGGTTTTAGTGGAAGAGGAAGTCAATTAGGTATTCGTATGACTAAACAAATTAAGAAAGTTGGATGTTCTAATTTAAAAACAATTGTTGAATCAGATAAGATTATTATTAATGATTTTAATATTATAGAAGAAATGTCTACCTTTTCACGTCAAAATAATTCATGGAAAGCAGAAGAAGGATGTAATGACGATTTAATGACATGTCTTATTATATTTGGTTGGTTGTCAAATCAGACATATTTTAAAGAATTAAGTAATTCGGATGTTCGTTCTAAGTTGTATGAAGAGCAATCTAATATCATAGAACAAGATATGGCACCATTTGGATTTATTGATGATGGTATTAATACACCAGAATCTCAACCTTTTAAAGATGAATATGGAGAAGTATGGCATCCAGTTCATATAAGAAAAGGTGAGGATTTTCAATAAAGCGTCAAAAATACGTCTTTTATAAATAGATGTACGAATGATAACTTTTGACTATGGGCGTATGAATAATACGAGTTTTGAATTATATATGTTAAAATTAGCTAATTAAATAAGGAGAAAAACCGAATGGCATTTCAAGTATCACCAGGTGTTCTCGTACAAGAAAAAGACTTAACAAGAATTATACCAGCAGTAGCAACTTCAACAGGTGCATTTGCAGGTGAATTTAGAAAAGGTCCTTTAGATGAAATCGTAACGATTTCTAGCGAACAAGAGCTAGTAGAAACTTTTGGCAAACCCGATTCTTTAAACTATGAAGATTGGTTCAGTGCTGCAAACTTTTTACAATACTCTAACGCATTAAGAGTTGTACGTGCCACACAAACTGGAACATCAAACGCATCTGTTTCCGGAACAAGTTCGTTTGCAATAAAAAACACTACAGATTATAATAACAACTATTCTACTGGACAAGGTTCAGTGGGAGAGTGGGCTGCTAGAACAGCAGGAAAATGGGGTAACAGTTTATCTGTTTCTATTTGTCCTTCTTCAACTGCATTTGAAAGTTCACCGTCAACAGTAAATGGTGCTTTAGCAGTAGGAGACACAACAGTAAACGTTACATCAGGAACAAACTACAATGTTGGAGATATTATTCAATTCTCAACAACAGCATCTGGTTCTGATTTTAATGACGGTTACTTATACAAAATAACAGCAAAAGCAACAAACGCATTAACAATTGTTAGATATCCAACTTTATCAGGTGGAATTCAAAACGTAGTTGTTGATTTAGCTACAGTAAAAAGACGTTGGGCGTATTATGATCAAGTATCTAATGCTCCAGGAACTTCTACTCACGCAAGTGCAGTAAATGGTTCAGGCGATGAATTACATGTAGTGGTTGTTGACGCTACTGGCGGAATATCAGGTGTTGCAGGAACAGTATTAGAAACTTATTCTAAACTTTCTAAAGCATCGGACGCTAAATCTCCTCAAGGTGATTCAAACTATTATCCAACTGTAATATTTGCAAGATCAAGTTACATATATTGGATGGATCATAATACTGGAGGAGTAAATTGGGGCAATACGGCAGCAAGTACAACATTTACTTCTGTTACTGCACCAATAACTACAACTTTGACAAATGGTTTTGATAGTACGACTAACACTACGACTGCTACAACTGCACAAAAGAAAACTGCTTATGAGAAGTTTTTAGATGCAGAAACAGTTGATGTTGGTCTTATTATTGCAGGACCAGCAGGCAGTACAACAGCACACATTGATAACATTATTACAATTGCTGAAAATAGAAAAGATTGTGTTGCTTTCGTATCACCTAAAAATAGTGATGTTGTAAACGTTGCAAACTCAAATACTCAATTAAGTAATGTTCTAACTACATTTAGTTCGATTAGATCATCTTCTTATGTTGTGTTTGATAGCGGTTACAAGTATCAATATGATAGATATAATGACGTTTACAGATACGTTCCACTAAATGGAGATATCGCAGGATTAGCGGCTAGAACAGATTTAGTTGCTGATGCTTGGTATTCACCAGCTGGTTATAATAGAGGAACTATTAGAGGTGCAGTTAAGCTTGCATTTAATCCAAACAAAACACAAAGAGACGACCTATACAGAAATAGAGTTAACGCAGTAGTTACTTTTCCTGGACAAGGTACTGTTCTTTTTGGTGATAAAACTGGATTAAGTTCTCCATCTGCATTTGATAGAATAAACGTTAGAAGATTGTTTATTGTTTTAGAAAAAGCAATCTCTACTGCTTCTAAGTATCAATTGTTTGAATTTAATGACGAGTTTACTAGAGCTAACTTTAGAAATATCGTTGAACCATTCTTACGAGAAGTACAAGGCAGACGAGGTATTACTGATTTTAAAGTAATATGTGATGACACAAATAATACAGGCGAGATAATTGATAAAAATGAATTTGTAGCAGAAATATATGTTAAACCTGCTAGAAGTATCAACTTTATTACTTTATCTTTTATAGCAACCCGAACTGGCGTTTCCTTCTCGGAAGTGGCTGGTGGTTAATTTAGAATAGGAGAAAAAAACAATGGCTAACATTAATGACTTCAAAGCTAAACTATCGGGTGGCGGTGCTCGTGCTAATCAGTTTAAGGTAGTAATGCCTTTTCCAGGTTATGCTCAGATTGGTGGAGAAATAGAAGATCTTGCTTTCTTATGTAGAGCAACTACTATACCTGCAATGACACTTGGTGAGGTTGACGTTAAGTTTAGAGGTCGATCAATCAAAATCGCAGGAGATAGAACATTTGCAGATTGGACTGTTACAGTTTATAACGATTCAAACTTCAAATTAAGAAATGCTTTTGAAAGATGGCAAAATGGTATCAACAATATGACAGATAACGAAGGATTAACAAATCCTGCTGATTATCAAGTAGATGCGTTTATAGATCATTTAGATCGTAACGGAAATACTATTAAATCATACACACTTAGAGGTGCTTTTCCAAAAGACATAGGTGCTATTGATTTGACGTATGACGAACAAACAGCTATCGAACAATTTGTTGTTACATTTTCGTACCAATTCTTTGAAACAAATACTACTACATAGTAGTTAATATTAAGAAGAGCCGCCTAAAAGCGGCTCTTTTTAGACTTATAAATAATATTATGAAACAAACACATCACACAGTTTTCAAAAATACAGTTGATGTAAAAAGGATATAAATTATGGCCGATCTATTTGGATTTTCAATCACAAGAAAAAAACGAGAACAAGACCCTAAACAAAGTTTTAGTATACCTACTGCTGATGATGGTGCAACTACCGTCTCTGCTGTCGGTGGTGCTTTTGGACAATTTTTAGATTTAGAGGGTACGGCTAAAAACGAAGCAGACTTAGTAAGACGTTATAGAGAAATTTCATTACATCCAGAATGTGATTCAGCTGTAGATGATATCGTTAGTGAAGCTATTGTAGTAAATGAAACTAAAGATTCTGTACACGTAGATTTAACTAACTTAGCATTTGGATCTGAAGTAAGAAGAAAAATAGAAGAAGAATTTAAAAACGTATTACTTTTATTAGATTTTAATACAAAAGGACACGATATATTTAGAAGATGGTATGTAGATGGTCGTATGTATTATCAAAAAGTTATTGATAGAGAAAATCCTAGAAATGGTATTGTAGAATTAAAATACATTGATCCTAGAAAAATTAAAAAAGTAAGAGAAGTTAAAAGAGCAAGAGGAGCAAACTTAGATATAACTACTGAATTTGAAGAATATTACATATATAATGAAAGAGGAGTTTCAGGTGGAACTTCAAGTTCTGGTATTAGAATATCTGCTGATGCAATTGCTTATTCTAATTCGGGATTAATAGATCAAAATAGAAATCAAATATTATCATATTTACATAAAGCAATTAAATCAGTTAATCAATTAAGAATGATTGAAGATGCTATGGTAATTTATCGTATCGCCAGAGCTCCAGAAAGAAGAATATTTTATATAGATGTAGGCAATCTTCCTAAACTTAAAGCTGAACAATATTTAAGAGATGTTATGGCAAGATATAGAAATAAACTTGTTTATGACGCAACTACTGGTGAGATTAGAGATGATCGCAATTATATGAACATGTTAGAAGATTATTGGTTACCTCGTAGAGAGGGTGGTAGAGGAACAGAAATCACTACATTGCCAGGCGGCCAAAATTTAGGAGAAATTGCTGATATAGAATATTTCCAAAAGAAATTATATCGTTCTCTTAACGTTCCAGTTAGTAGATTAGAAGCATCTTCTGGATTTAATATGGGTAGAGCGGCTGAAATTAGTAGAGATGAAGTTAAATTTACTAAATTTGTAGGTAGATTAAGAAAAAAATTTACTGAATTGTTTAGTGATATACTACGTACTCAATTAATACTAAAAGGTATTATTGCTGATGAAGATTGGTCAACAATTGCTAGTACTTTAAATTATGACTTTTTAACAGATGGTCATTTTGCTGAATTAAAAGAAAGTGAAATGATGAAGGATAGAATAGCTTTATTACAAAGTATGGAAAGTTATATAGGCAAATATTTTTCAAATAGTTATATACGTAAGAATATTTTAAAACAATCAGATAGAGATATGGAAGATATTGATACTCAAATTAAAGAAGAAGGTTCAGATAAAGACCTTTTGAATAACGAAACTAATATAAATAGTGGAAAGTGAGGAAATTATGAGTGAACAAGTTAAAAATTTTATTGACAAATTGTCATTAGGACAAGCGGCTGAAGCTGGTGAGGCTTTTAAAGACGCTTTAAGAGATAAAGTAGGTGATGCTTTAGAAGCTAAAAGAAAAGAATTAGCTAGTGTGTTGTTTCAAGCACAACCACATAGTGATGCTAAACCTGAAGTTTTATCTCCTGCACCTAGAACGGAACCTGTTGTTGATGAAAAACAAAGTCAGTAATATATTAAGAGAAACTAGTCTTTTGGATTCAAAATCCTACAAAGAATTATCACCTCTTTTAAAAGAGGCTGTTAAGGATCTCATTAAAAATATAGATAATAATCAAAAGGATATTATAAAAAGATTTGAAAATTCGGTAGAAAAAGTTTGTAAATCACACAATGTAAATCAACATGATTTGTATTGTTATTTTGAAAAAGAAATAAACGAACAATTAGGAGTAAAATAAAATGGCAACATATATTGCTAAAGGCGCATTGGTAACTAATCCAAGTGCTAATAATATAGGATCAGCACAATTTGTTTATTGTGTGGCAACATCAACTGCACAAACTGTTATAGTAAAAGACGTTGATACTAATACACTAGGAGAAATTTATTTAGCATTAGCTGGTGATTCAGTTTGTGTTGAAAAAGCACCATCAGACACTATAACATTATCTGCTGGTAAAGTTAGTGCTGTAGGTTCTCCAAGAAGTTAATATACAAAATGTCAAACACATCAACTTTTATATCAAAAGGTGTTGTAGGTGATTTGACAACTTTGTCATTATCTCCGACTCTATCTAGTTTTCACGGCGGCGGCGCTAGTAGTTATGCAGTAGATGTTGGTTCTTTTAATTATGATGCTTATGGTAATGGCGTTGCATTTAGAAAAGATAATGGATCTATTGATGCTTATATTAATTCTATAATAGCTTTAGGAAATCTCGAACTTATTTGGACTTTTACTCCTACAAGTGGAACACCTTTTAACAGATTAATTTATCCAATAGCCTCAAATAATTCTCTTGGACCTTTAGATGCAAGTGCGGATATTTGGACTCTTAGTACACAAGATTCTACACCTTTACAAGGTACTGGTACTAATCAACTTAATTTTAATACTTTTCCAAACGGAACTATTTTTAATATAAAAACCAAAGCTACTTCTTCAGTGTTGATGGGCGGATGGTATAATACTCCAGGAGATCCTTCTTCAGGTGGTGTTGGCGGAACTCCTTTTAGAACATTAATTCCTACAGGCACTTACAATTTAAAAATGGATTATAATGCAGGAGATGAACGTGTATTTTGGAACGGAATAGATTGGTATTATACTAATACAAATTTAGGTACACTTGCTGCTTCCTCTGGTGGTGGAGATTTTCCTTGGGAAGCAACATGGCCTAGTACATTTACAGCTGCAGAAATACCTACAGCAGGAGGTAATGCAAGTACGTATAATGTCGATAGAGCTCATTTTGTATATTGTACAGCAACTTCAGATACAACTACAGTGCGTGTTACAGATGAAAATGGTGGAACTTTAGGAGAATTTTATTTACATAGTATTGGAGATTCAGTAACTATTGAAAAATCTCCAAGCGATTATGTTGTACTTGTAAGTGGTGGTGTAAAAGCACATGCTGTTGGATCACCGAGAAGTTAATATTTGTATAAATAGTAAGTAACTAAGAGGGAAAAATGAGACTAATTAGAGAAGAAATAAACGACGCTCAATACATTATAGAAGAAGTTGACGGTGGTAAGAAAAACTATTCAATTAAAGGTATCTTTTTACAAGGAGATATTAAAAACCGTAACGGTAGAGTGTATCCAACTAGCATACTTAATAAAGAAGTTACTAGATATAATAAAGAATTTATCA